TAACCCGGCGCGGAACTGTCTCCCGGATACATAAGCTCGTAACCGTCAACCTTAAACGGCTTGTCAACGTCTACTGTCTGGCCGTCCAGCATTGCATGGGCGTGGCGTGTGCGGTTGTCCAGCGTTGCCATCCATTGCTTTTTCAGCTTTATGCCCATGTCCTGCGCTGCTCGGTAAGTATCCAGCCGCCCGGCGTTCTGCGCTGCTGTAATGGCCGTCCGCGCCGTTCTGATAGCGCTTGCGCGGCTCATGTCCTGCATACGGCTTTGCAGGTCGTTGGCGATTTTAGGTATGCTTTTGCCTTGCAGAATGGAGCTTGTCACGCTGCCTGTAATCTGTTGCTTGCCGTACTTTAAATCAATGCCGCGCTGCAATGCACGCTTTGGCGGGTAGTACGGCATAAGGTCAGGCTGTTCCACAATCAAACGTTTCACTGTCTGCTCATCCCACAGCGTAAAATCTGCTTTGTCGGAAACCTGCTCGATTTTGTAAGCAGAGTAATTGCGGTTCAAGCTGTAAATGCCAGGCGTGGCGTCATTGACATAGGCCACAGCCGTTTCGTTGGCGTTGGTGTATCTTTCTGCCACCTTGTCCCGCAGCGCCGCAAAACGCTTCCCGCGCCCAATCTGCGCAAGCCGCCACTGCTTATATTGCTGCTCCGTGATTTCGCCTGCATCGAGCTTTTCTTTCATGGCTGCATCACGCTTGGCGAACTGCTCAAAATAGGATTTCACCGTGTCGGTCAATTCGTCAGCAGCTTTTTTGTACAGCTTTGCGATGCGCTGTTCCAGCTTTGCAAGCTCGGCATCTGTCATTTTGTGGGCGTAATCAGGTTTCATTTACGTCTACTTCCACGTCGACTTGCTGTTGCCTTTCTCTGAGCCCGTTTGTTTCCACCCATCTGCGCATCCATTGTATTTAAGAAGTTGCTTGTTGCTTTTCTATCAGCTCTATAGGCCTCTTGTTTTTTTTCATATTGCTTTTTATTATATGTTTTTACGCCATATCCCAGATTTTGCGCGTTTCGCATGATTTGTGATGCTGATAAATTGATAGAATCACCATTTTCGCTATAAACTTTGCCGTTTTTGACAACATACCCAGCGCGTGCCCCATCCATATCAATATCAAACGCAACAACGCCGCGCGGTGTTCCACTGCCGCCCCTGCCGCTTCCAGAACCTCTACCACCCATTCTTACATCTCCTTTTTACTTGCTTATAATATGGCTGAATCCTCGTGACATTCCAGTCAAATTCTTCATGGCATTTGCCATACCACAAAATCTCACTGGGTTCAAGCCTTGCCAATGCCGCCCGAACGCCTTTTTCAAACAGCGCTTGATTCTGCTTGCTTTTCTGCGTTCCCACGCTAGAAATCGCCACAATCGAATGTTGTGGCTCGCCGTCAAAACACCACTCGTAGCTTTGTTCATTGCTCCAACACAGGGTTGGCACAACGTGAATCCCGCATTGCTGCCAGTATGCCGCCAGCCAGTGCTTGCGATAGTGATTGTATATCTGCATAGCAAGCGGCATATCTGTATACATTGAGAAATCAGGCGCACACACAGCGCCAAATTTTTGAAGCAACGGAATGTACTTGTCCGGCTGATTCCACACCCTTTGGAATTGATAATCATCCACGAAAAAGTGAACGCCTTTTGTTGCGCAGTCCGTACAGGTTTTAGCAAAGTTGAACGGAATCCATTCCAGATGCCGCACATCAATGTGTTCCGGCTGGATAATCGGCGTATCGTATTTTCCAACTCCTAAAAAGTTGGCTTTGTCGAGGTTTTCAAAATTCAACATCTTGTCACTCCTCGCCGTTGGTCGTGCGGTCTAACTCCTCTGCCGCCTTTCGATTCATCAATTCATCGTACTGGTCTGCGTCGCCAAGGATGGTCAGCAGCTTTTTGGTGATGTATTCATCATCGTAGTATTCTGCACCCAGCAAGACCGTCTGCGCCTCTTCCTGCTTGTTGATGATTTGGTTGCGCGTGTATGTCGGATCGTCATCAAGCCCGGCAACCGCCAAAATGCCCTTGATGCAGCGCGTCACGCAGCTTTCAAACTTGTCTGTTTTCAGGTCGAGTGGCACATAACTGGCCTTGATGGCCGTTGCAGTTTGGTTGCCAGCGCTGACAGCGGCAGAATCAAAGGCCTGAAAGTCCTCGTATAGCTTTTTGGTGAGCATATCAATAGTCGCCTGCGTGCCTTGGAACGGAGCTTCGATGCTCTGTGGCGTGGCCTTTGCGCCCTCGTCACCGTCAGCATGGGCGACATGGGTCGTCTTAAGACGCTCAATGAACTTTGTGTCGTCCTGCTCGTCCATGCCTCCGCAGTTGGTCAGAACCCAGAAAATCAGGTTGCCTTCGTCAACGTTGTTTACCATGTTGGAGCTAGCAAGGTCGAGCGCGTCAATGGTATTCTGTCGCCCCTGTAGCTCGCTGTGGGCCTGCTCGCCGTTTTTCAGCGGGATAATGGGAAATCCGGGATAATTCTCGCCGTCATAAATTTCTGTTCCGTCTGCCTCGCTGGTGCGCAGCTTCAACTTGTAGGCGCGTTTCGGCTTGAGAATCGCCATATCATCGCTTTTGGGCTTTAGATACTCTGTGTAACCGTCAAGCTCGTACAGCGTGGAGCGCAGCGGCTTATTGTCTGCCACCTGCCAGAAACGGATTCCGGCTTTAATGGATCCGTCTTCCTCGTCGTATAGGGGAACAAATTCCTCTGATGCGAACACCTGCACATGGTCGAGATTCCAAAACACGAAAGACTCCCCGTCAATCAAAGCATGGCGGGCAGCGTCCATAATATCTTCGTCAAACGTAGCACCCAGCGCCTTTTTTGTCTCCGGCTCCTGAAATGAAACGCCGTTGCCTAACAAATACGAAACTTCTTGGTCTACGACAAAGCCAAAGAACTTGCTTGCTATCTTGTGATTTGCCGTGTACATGTCACGGTGCGCCTTGCCCTGCATGTCGTAAATGATTTTCTCGTATTTGTTGATTGTAGGGTTTTCTCCGTGGTAATACTTGTTGGCGTTCGCTGCAAGGCGTGTGCTATGGTCGGCCTTATACTCATTGATTGCGCCAAGTATGAAACTCATGCGGGCTTTTTCGTCCTCGCCAACCGCTACAAAATCTTGGTATGTTTTCACGTCTTCTCACCGCCTTTACACGAAAATGCTCTTGTATCTGGTTTCGGCGGTGTCCCCCGCCTTGTTTGCCGTGCTTTCCATCGCATAACGCACAGCGTCAATGTGATGGTTGTTCAAATCTGGGTAGCCTTCCAGCACTTCACCAGTCTTGCTGTCTCGCTCGTACTCGTACTCACTGAATTCCTTTGCTGTGTCCGGGCATCGTTCCGGGTCAATGACAATAGCTTCCAGCATTTGCAGCCACTTTGTGCCGTAGCGAACCGATTTCGGCCCCTTGCGGGCTGGGAACGTCTTTACGCCGTACTTGTTATAGTCCGCAATAGATTTTGGCTCGGCGCTATCCGCGCAGACTTTATCCTCTCGCGTCAGCCCTCTATCTAAAAGCAGTTGCGCAGTGTCCCTGTTGCTGGTTCTACGCCGTGTCAGTTCATCGAAGATGTACAGCGTGCGCCGCGCTGCGTCATAGTGCATTGCATTGTATGCCCATGGGTCAGGATACCAGCCCCAGTCAACGCCGCGCTTGATACGGTCAAAACCTGCAATCTGTTCATCGGTGATTTTCTCAATGCGCAGATTCTCAAATACCGCTGTGCCGTTGCCGACAACCTCGCCCAGATACTCGTGTCGGTAGGCCGTTTCGTTTGTGCGCTGCAAATATTCAGCATCGGCCAGAAACCGCTCTCCGAGCCATTCTGCTGGCGTTGTTTTGTAGGTGGAATGATGTACTAGCTTTCCCTTGCGGGGCTGCAAAGCGTAGCCGTTCGCCCAGTTCCGCGCCATTGCAGGCGGGTTGAAGCTCTTGAACGTGATGAACCAGTCACCGCCGCGCAAGCAGGACTGCTCCACGTTTCGGATTTGCTCTTCACCGTCAAACTGGTCAAGTTCTTCAAACCAGCAGATGCCGATATAACCAAAAGGCACTTTAATTGACTTTACCTTGCCGGGGTCATCAACGCCGAAAAAAAGCACCTTTTGTCCTGTCGGCAAATAGGTGCATTCCATCGGGGAGACTGTGCAACGAAAATGGTCGTGCAATCCAAGCTCATTGATTGCCCATACGATTTGCGCATACACGCTTGTGCGCAGTGTGTTTCCGACCTTGCGGAAAACCGCCGCGTGGCATTGCGGATGCTTTAGCAGCTGCAAAATTAGCTCTATGCTAATATAGCTGGATTTTGTACTGCCGCGCCCGCCCTTTGCGACAAGCTCTTTTACATTACCTGCCTTGATTTCACGGTGGATTTTTGCGAAGCAAGGGGAAACAACGCCAGATAGCTTACAAGTCATCTATGATTAGCACCTCGCTATCCTGCTGTTGTTCCGGCTTATCCTGCCATCCGAAATTTGCCCGCAAGCTGAACTGTGCGCCGCCGGAGCCGTCTTTGTCATACAGTCTTTCTTCGGCGTACTGTTCACAACGGGTCTTTGCACGCGTAATCGTGTCATTGAACTCTGGTTTATTTTGATAATTCAAAAGCGCCTGCCTTGATGCAAAACCAAGTGCAAGCGCCAACCCTGTCACAGTAGGCGGCTTTTTATCGTCATAGATGATATAGCCGTTTTTATTTCTCATCGGTTCGCCGTTATCGTCTACGAACGGCTGTCCTTTGCAGGCTTCAAAGTAGGCATCAATCTTTTCTTGCATTGCCTTTACGCTTCTGTATTTAGGTGGTGCGCCCACCGGATTTTTTCTTGATGCCACTTTATCACCTCGCCTTACAACACAAAAAGCCCACACAATTTGTGTAGGCTTATATCCTCCAAAACCCCTTTGCGCCGGAGGAGAAGCGCGTTCCCACCCTACCGGTTTATGCTGTGCCGGTCTCACCCGTTGCGGGGAGCAAATCCGCAACGCTTTTTTCATCCGCTGCATTTATCCCCGCGTGCGGATTCGCGGTCTCTGCTTTGATGTTATGGGTTTCGGCGATGCGTAACTGCGTCAGTAACGGAGTCCACACAAGCAGATGCCGAACGGTTTTCTCGATGTCACCGTCAAAACGTTCCCGAACTTCTCCGCTTTCAAAATCGGTGTGCAATCGGGTATGCGCCCTCTCGTAGTGGGCTGTGCACCGTCGCTCTTCCGGTGTGTCAGGTTATCTATCGCGTTTCCTGCGCCGGGCTTTCACCGGTGGGAGCGACCCAGCATGTGCCCTCAGCCGGACTTGAACCGGCACACCAAGGCTCTTGCCATTGAGCTACAAGGGCATGTGCGGCTTGCCGTTTGCACGACCATTGTCATCATTTGTGAGGGATACCGCGCCCGCTCACACAGACAGGTTGCGACCCTGCCCTCTGGTACTGCACATAGGTCTTGCACCTTTGCCGCGCCGTTGCTTCGGAACGCAGCGCCCTTATTCTTTGTGGATAGAATCGGCTATGCAGCATATAAAATGCCGGTCTTTCCCGGCTGCCAGCTATGAATAGGAGAATTGAAATGGTAAAGAAAAGAGATTTTAGCTATGCCGTAGGCTGTCCCGTTCCTACATCATCCAGCATATCTATAATAGCAGGTTAAAAGTGAACTGGAGTGCACAGATTTTCAATTGCAGCGCGGTGTAATTTCTTTGCCCATCGCTCGGAAATATTTAGATTTATCGCAATTTTCCACCAATACGGGGTGCCGACAATATACCGCTCCCGCAGAACGTCCCGCTGCATTTGGTCTTGAACAGAGTTTATTGCGGTTTCGATTTCTTCCCTTTGCATTTCGGTTTCAATAATCTGCTTGTATAGAGCTTCCTGACGCTCCATGATTCTGCAAACGGCATCCTCGATTTTGTTTTTCCCGCCAGCAGACACCACCACGGGGGATAATGCTTTAGTGGTCGCTGTTGCCCGTTCACGTTCGCTTTGTATCTGCTGGCGCAGCTGTCGTTCATGATTCCTGCTGCGTTGGTATCTCCATAGCCACACTTTCTTTTGGTTGAATTCTTCTCTGGTCATTGTATCTCCTCTCTTCCAGTTTCATGCAGCGCGGCAGCGTGCAAATATCGCCATTCTTCCACTCGCATGTCGCGCAAAGATGTTCGCGGGCGTATTCATCAACTAGTTGCTGTTTTGTCATGGGGTCACCTCCGGGGGGTGTAGATCGGCAGTTCTGTCCATGTTGTAACACCTGTTTAATTCAAGCATAATGTTCTCCGTTGTATATAACCAGCATAGACGGAAAAGGCGCTGGTGGATACCTGTTTCCGTTATCGTCCTCAAAACGCAGTCTTCCGCGCAGAAAACGGATTTCAGCTTTTCCGTACACATAATCGTGGAAATATGACGTATCAGTTCTCGCGGGTATCAATAGGACTATTTTTGTTCCGCTCCGCGATTCTTCGTAGGCTTTGCGCACCCATAGACCAATCATTCTGCCGTATGGAGGATTGCAAAACACACTTCCTGATTCAACGCTCCACGGCATTTTCAGACCATCTGTTTCCGGCGTGTAAAACCGATTGCACTTTGCGCTTTTCTCGGTTGCCGCTGCATCCAGAACGAAATGAAATTCCTCGTTTAACTTGTCAAAAAAGTCCTACGGTGTGCAGTAATCCATTTTTTTGCTGCTTAAAAGTGCGTCGTTCATTTTGTGTTCTTCCTTTCAGCCGGTAGCCTGTCTTTAACGCTTATCCAATTACACATAGTATCCTTCCTCTTCCGGCAATTTTGGCAATGACATCCAATGAGTGACATTTACTCCTGCAGTTTCGTAGGTGAGAGGTTCTCCGTCATTGTTTGTTCCATCATCGAAATAGCCACCGCAATCACACCAACCACGTTCCGTGTCGTAAAATGCCAAATAAGTGTCCACACCAGCCCAATGGTCTAAACGCACAAGAACCTTTTCATACGGGTCAGGCAGTCTGTCTTTAACGCTTATCCATTCTCTCATTTGCGTTCACCATCCTTTTGCCGCACTCCGGGCAAAAATTATAAGCAGCGAAAGAAATTGCATTACAGGCTGAACATACAACATTTGTGCTCCCGGCGCTATCGCTTATCCAATGCGCAGTAGGTCGCAGGGATTCTGGGTCTATGGTCGGCATAATGTCAATTTCGTAAATTACGACCGCGTCAAACTCGCCGCATTCCGGCGCGTTTGGAAAACACACCTTCACGGCGCGTTTCTTTAATTCATCTGCATCAATCAGTCGCATGGCTATCTCTCACTTTCTCAAAATAGAATTTGATCGCTTTCGGATTTTCCAGCACATTGCCGTAAACGACGCCGACCTTGTAAATGTAGTTCTCTTGCAGTTTTCGCGGAATCTCTGCAATGTATCGTCTGAATGTTTCAAGGTCGTGTGCGCGTTTGTAATGGTTGCACATACGGCAGGACGGCATAAGGTTTTCAATGCCGTCCGTGCCGGAATCCTCTGGGTTCCACGCCCTCTGCGGCTTGAAGTGGTCTACCTGCATATTATTGTAGGCAATGTGGCGGCCACAGTAAGCGCAATGACCGTCAAATTTCTTGTACACCGCAACGCGGGTCTTTTTACTGATTGCCATTTATTCATCCTCGCTGTATGTCGTGATTTTATTGTGGATTGCTTCTTGAAGTTGTGTCATTCTGATATCTCCTCTACAAATGCCATGCTCTGGCGCAGATTGAGGGATTCGGGATTGAGAATGCATGCCGGGGCGACAGCGCCGTTGAGACACGCACCAACACAGCCAAACCGACCACCAATATCCGCAGAGCGAACCATAGCCGCGCCGCATCCCGTGTCGGAATCCTCGTAACCGCAAAACCATGGTGTTGCAGTCCACACCCAACTGTCGTAGCGCCCGATGAACTCACGGTACTTTCTGTACTCGTCACAAGTCAGGATAAAAATAAAGTCCTGTACAGTGCCATAATTTCTGTCGCCGTTGTCTGCAACAAGGTCAACGGTATGTGCCAGTAGACATGTTCCACCAAAAACAGCATTATTCATATCAGATAGAACCCCACGCACATTACTGGTGCGGTAGTTGTTCCAGTTGCCCTTCAAGTCGGCAAATTTATCACTTGGGCAGAATTTTACATCTTTTGCCCACGGTTTTGCCATAATGGCCAGCAAGCCGCCGTCAGGGTGGTTCGGATCAAGGCATACCCACTCAAAATTCTTGAACATGAAGTGTTCGCCGGGGCGCAGGGTTGTGATGTTAGTCATTGTTGGTAACCTCCGTGAGCCAGTAGTCTTTGCGACACTCCAAACACCCATGTCTATGGCAATGTACGCTATTTATATTTTCTGGGTCAAATTTGCGTGGGCAAAAAATAAGAATCCCGCTTTCATCCGTTTCCGCATCGGGAAACAACTTCAAAAACTCGCTCTGGCGAGTCTTGATTGGGTTGTCTTTCGCCCATTGCTCGACTTTTGAAACTGTTTCATCGATGCTTTTAATTGAATCGTCGTCGGCCCTAACCATGCAGCCCATGTCGTCATTTTTATGGATGGGGCATTCCTTGCAGCATCTTTGATTTTTGCGCAATCTGTTTACCGTCTTGAAAAATTCAACTACGTCCATAGTCTCACTCCTTACCAATCTGCGTTTATAACCACAAAATCGCCGTTTTCTATGGCGCAATCGACCAGCATCTTAATGCTTACCCAACCGAATACATCGTGTTCTCTTGCAAAAGTTACAAGGTCTTTTGCCTGTTCGGATGTGAGCGTCATATCTTTTCCATAAAAATCGCGTTCTGGCTCTTTCTCGCGGATTTCATATGGCACATAATAGCCTATTTTTTCGAGATACTCTTTCCAGACACGCCCGCAGGAAGACTCATAGTCTTGCATTGTGCCTTTGATTGGCTTTCCGCAGTGCGGACATTTGCCCACATCGTAGCGGCTGACTGTAATATCAAATACCATAATATCAAATACCATTGCGATTACTCCTTATCCAACCCGCGGGTTACATACTGCCCATAGGTCAAGCCAAGGGCGGCGGCTTCGCGGGTACATTGTTCTATCGGCTTTATTCTCTTGATTTCTTTTGACACCACGATTTTCTTTGGCTTTTCAGCATTTTTAGCAATGCGCCTTTCCCTGCGCCGCTTTAAAACTTTCTCGCGGTTTTTGTGATATGCGGCACGGGCGGCGTTACCTTTTATGCGCTTGCACTCTTCGCAAAATCGCGTCTGCCGGTTTACGTTTACCATAATGCTGTCGCAGCACTGGCATGGCTTTGTTACAAAAATCATTTGCTTTTCTCCTTTGCCGCCCAGACTTGCACGCCGTGGTCGGTCAAATAGGCTTTTACCCACAAATCGGCGTCCGCGACATTCTGCACATTGTCAAGCTGCTTTTTGTTTTCCGGAGTGTAGATACCATCGAGCTTAGGCAATACAGCTTCGGCGAGGGCTTTCTGAACGTGGGCAATAGTTCTGGGGGACAGGTTGGCTTGCAGCATGGCGCACCAGACCTCGTTATAACAGCGTGCCGCGATGCGGTCTGACTGCTCCTCTAGCAGCTGCTTTGTGACGAGCTGTGCAGCGTTCATGGCGTCGGAGGCCAGCGCGTGGCGTTTGGCATAGCATTTCATGGGTTACACTTCCAATTCTTCGATAAAAATTTCTGTGCGAGGGTTTTCTTTGTCGTACATTACGCGGGAGCCGTCCGTTGCTGCTACAATGCTACTGTTGTCGTCCTTCAAAATCCTGGCATCAACCAGAATATCCATGATGGCGCTTTCGAGGTTTGTTTTATCAACCTTGCGGCGTGTAGGCATGTAGTACAAGCACTTGACGTTGTAGCGGCCGTCCAGCGGATTTTTTGGCGCCGGGTTTAAATACATCTTTGCAGCTCTTGCGTACTTCAAGTAGGCTGCGCTTGGCAGAACTTTTGCGTACTTGCCCTTATGGCATACCGGGCAGTGAGCGCCTACGTATCCGATGCGGGGGCTGTTCTTTTTTGTGATGGGGGGAAGACTAATGGTGTACTTGCATCTCATAAACTTCCCCACTGTTCTGCCATTGCGGCGGCGATGCCGGGGAATGTTTTGCTCCTCACTTTTGCCGAACGGCTGAAAGTGTCTTCCCATGTTCTTGCTTTTCCGCTCGGCGTCACACCAAACATTGCGGCGTTGTCTGGCTTTGGCAGACCCGTTCCGTGCAGCAGAGGAAGGTTGACAAGCCATAACGACGTTGCTTTTGTGACGTAATTTTCCGTATCATCTGTGGAATTTGCGAACATATACGGCGAAACAGTTTGGTCTGGCTTGCGATATGCTGTATTCATAAATCCGACGGGGTTTTCGATTGCAATTCGTTCTGCGTTTGCTGTTAGGAATTGCATAAAAAACACAGCGCCTTTTGCCCTATCTTCCCAACGTGCAACCACTTTTTCTGGAGGGGTACACCGTAGAGAAAAGCTGCGCGTTGCAACATTGCTAAGATAGGTGCAAGGCGGGTGTGCAATCAGCAAATCCCACTTGCCTACATCATGAGCCTTGCCGTCCATCGTTACGATTTGTCCCCCTGCGATTGCTTTCAGGGCATCGCCTAAAATATGCCATTCCGGGTGTCCTCCCGACGGTTCCTGGATGTCACAGCTGTACGCTTCATGTCCGCGTTCTCGGAACGCCTTGCAGACTGTCTGCGATTCTTCACAGGCAACCAATACTTTCACGGTGCTATCTCCTTTACTTTGCTGTAATACTTCTCGCTGTACCAGATATCCGGCAGGCGGGGACTTTGGGTGTAGCCTGCGGTGCGCAGGGCGGCTTCGGCTTCCAACGTGTGGAATACAGGCGCTTGGAGTGGGTTATGTCGCCGGTAGAGCGAGAGTAAGTGATGATTTCATACTTCATCTTTTTTCAGCGCTTCTTTCAAGTGCTTCACTGCGCTTTCGGACAGGTCTGCCGCTTTTTCAAGCGTCTTTTCACAATCCTGGCGCAGCTTGAGGGCATAGGCCATTTCCGCGAAAGCAATGCGGAAGAGAAAATCCTTATCAGACATTTTTTGTCACCTCACAAAACAGATGGAATGGCTTGGCCCATGCGTAGTCGATTTGACCGCAAGCGCCGTGCCGGTTCTTGACGACCTCGAGCACAACGTCGCTTTCGCCGGGCGGGTCGAGTTCATACTTTTCGCGCTCTTTGGTATACTGACCGGGGTTGATGGCAAGAATCATATCGGCATCATGTTCGATGGTGGCAGAGCCGAACATATCGGACATTTTTATCATGCCTGTATCGGCGGCTCTCGCGGCCTGTACGAGCTCGATAATGCAGATATGATATTTCATGGCAAGCTGTTTTAAACCGCGTGTGAGGGCTGCCAGCTCGTCGTTACGCTTTTCTTTTGCGTTTGGCGGTGCAACAAGCCCCAGATGGTCGATGACAACGACTTCCGGCTTGCGGTCTTTGATGGTCTGTTCGACATCGGTCAGCCCGGCAAGGCTGGAATCGTCCAAAATGAGCTTGTATCGCTTTTTGAGAAGTTCGGCATCTTCGGCAATGTGCTGTGTCTCTTCCGGCGTGAGCTTGTGGTTGGCAATGCGGGTGGAATCAATTTGCTCCCACCGGGAGAATATGACGGTGTAAAGCTGTTCGCGGGACATTTCCAACGACTGATAGAGCGTGAGCGCGTTTTGGGATATCTGGCACGCAATTTGCAGTGCCAGGGTGGATTTGCCCTTGCCGGGGCGGGCCGAAATAACCGTAACGCCGCTGCGGGCCAGCCCGCCGGTGAGGGCATCCAGCTTACTGAAGCCGGTCTGGATGCTGTCGCTTGGCTTTTGCAGCCAGGTGAGGAAATCGTTGATGCCGTCTGCAAAGTCTTTGGCGCTCTGTTCCTTCTGGTGGGCCATGATGTACTGCTGACGTTCCACAATGCGGAACAGTTCGGCGCTGGTCGCGTCGGCGTCCTGGTCTTGCGCGAGAATCTTTTGCAGCGCGGCGGTGAGTTCCCGCTTGCGCCAGCCATCCATCACGCAGTTGATGTAGGTGCGAAATCCGGTTACGGAGGGGACAGTCTCAACGCACTGCACGGCAAGCGATTTCATGGCGGGGCCGCATTTGGCGATCACCGAGACGGTGTCGGCACGCTGGCCTTTTTCGGCAAGGTCTTTACAGAGCAGGAAGATGTTGCCCAGGTCTTGCAGTTCGAACATCTTGTAGGTGAGGGATGCAAACGCCTCGTCCTGCAAATCCGGCTGGATGAGCATAATACCGATGACGGCTTTTTCGGCCAGAACTGTATTCATTCAACATCCTCCCAACCGATTACTTTAGGGACAACGCCGTTAATGCGTTCTTCGCGGGTATATTCCCGGTCGAATATCGGGCGGCGGGGTTTATCCGGTGCTGCGGGTTTTGGCGGCCTGGATGCTTCATCCTGCCAGCGCTTTTGATTCAACCAGGTTGCTGGGTTAGGGATATACTGACCGCCATCCTTCGTCCACTGCGGGGTGGTTTTCAGATAGGCAAGGCTGGACAGGATAGCGGACAGGGTGATGTCGTCAGGGACAACGGCGGCAAACTTTTTGCGGGCATCGGCTTTGCCGACTTTTTTTGGGTAAGCGGCCCAAAACTTGGTGAAAGCAGAGGAATCCGCGTCAGCCCCTTGGGGGGTATAGGGGGTATTCTTAACTTCTTTATTCTTCTTTATATTAGGGTCTGTGTTAGCACTGTGTTGGTTCTGTGTTACCTGTTTGTTAGTTTCTGTGTTAGCGCATTGGTAGTCACTGTAATTATTTACCGTAAATACGCTAAATTTCCCATGTTCGCACTGTGTTATTTCTTGTGTTGATTTTAGATGGTTTATGGCAGTGCGAACGGATTGAACACTTATTCCGGTATCTGTTGAAATTTGACGGATAGAGGAAACGGCCTGACCGGGTTCTAGTTGGACGCCTTTGTAGTAGCAAGGTTCATAGCAAGCCAGAAGCAGCAAGTGCAGAAACACGCATTTTGTGGGGGTATCGGTATACCAGCCCCACTTCATCATGCGGCGGTACAGCTTTATGTAACCCTCGTTTGCCATTTTTCAACACTCCATGTAATATTCAGCGACGCGGCACAGTCTGCCGTAACGGTTGCGGCGTTGCACCATGCGGGATGCCACCGGGACGCCCCGGCGCTTTAGGTCTGTAATGCGGGAGGCAAGGCGACTGCATCCGAAGTCCTCGAGTGCATCCAGTGCGGTCAATGTGCCGCCGGATTCCAGCACGGCTAAAATCCGGTCTATCTGGGAGGGGATGCGTTCTTTATCGCCATTCATGGCAGCACCTCAGAACGGCAGATCGCCGTCATCCTCAATGAGGGCGTAGTCTGCATCGGGCTCGCCCTGCGTGCGCTGTGAGGGGTCTGCGGGGCGCTGCGCGGCGTTCTGCGTGGCAGGGCTGGTACTTTCCTTACTGCCGCAGAAACTCACGTTCTGGGCCACGATTTCAACGGCTGTGCGGTTCTGGCAGTTCTTGTCCTGATACTGGCGCGTCTGCAAGCGGCCATCAATGGCAATGAGGGAGCCTTTGGGGAAGTATTTGCAGACAAATTCTGCTGTCTTGCCCCAGGCGGTGACATCGATCCAATTCGTCTGACTCTGGCCGCTGGCATCCTTATAGCCGGAATCGTTGGCGATGCGGAACGAACAGACGGACTTGCCGCTGTTTGTGGTTTTGAGTTCCGGGTCTTTGACCATACGGCCAATAATAGCAACAACATTCAACATAAGTTAGTCCTCCGTAATATCGAGATAGTTCTTGTAAAAGCGGCGGCGGAAGTCAGACACCGTCCAGTGGTAGTAGGCCATTGCATGGCGTTGGCCATCTTGTTCAAGCCGCAGCCGCGTTGCAGCACAGTTATGTACAGCGTCAGGCGCGTTTCTATGGCAATCTGCACACAGAGGAACCCAAAGCCCGTATTGCTTGCTTTTATCGCGGCTGCCATTGTATTTGCTACCACTACCAAAAAAGATTTCATGGCGCTCAGTCGGTTTCCATTCCTGGCATTTGTAGCATTTAAACCCATCGATCGGCATAATAGATGGCGCGTAACCGTTTCGGTCAAGCTGAACGCCGTATTCATTGCGCGTTGGTTTCCGCATCGTCCGTCAGTCCTTTCAGTTTTGCAATTTCCTCCGGGGTCATTGTGGGGATGCCCTGCTGCTGACATTCCTGCACGATCAGTTCAATGAGGCGGTGCATCTGGGAACTGTCGAACTGGGAAGAGCCGTACCAGCATTGCAGGTTGTAGAAAGTTCCCTGCGGGGTGGTCATTTCATCGAGCTTATGGACCTGCCAGCCCTCGCCCTTGCTCTCCCAGCCGTTTTTGAATGCCTTTGCAGCATCTGCGCGGAGGGTGACAAGGGCAGAGCTACCGCCGATGTCGCGTATCAAATCACGGTAGATGTCCAGTACAGGGCGGTTGATTTTGGCGGCAAGCTGGTTCATGAGCGCCCATGCGTAAGCGTTGGCCGAGAGGCTGCGCTTTTGCGTAGCCGTGCCGATGACGGCGGCAAGGGGCTTGCCCTCGTCAATGACGGCGCGGGCTTTATCGCAGTCTGTGGGGGAACATTCCAGCGTAATTGTGTTGCCGATAACAACTGCTGCCTTGATGGCAATTTGCTGCTTCATTTCCTGTGTTCAAACTCCTTTGCAACGCTGCGCCAATCATCATCGGTGAAGTCCTTAAACAACTTGCCAATAAAGGTCTTTGCTTCTGTTTGGACTGTCTTTTTGTCCTTACCGGTTCGCTGTGCATATCCTGCCAGCGCAGTTGTTGCCATGTCCTTTACGACCTGTGCGGTAACTTCTGGCGATGCTGTGACCGGCTGGGACTCTTCTTCATAGCGCTCTTTAAATTCATCTGCTTCACTGTCGGAATAGATGCCGTCAAACGCAAGTTTGCAGATTTTTAAAACAACACGGTCAAACAAGCGTTTGTATGCCATCGCATAAGGGTAAGCATTCTTACAGTTCTGCGCGGATGCTTCGCCAACTTCGTAAAGCCCCTGCTGCTTGTTGGTGTAAGTGAACACAAGAGAGTTCCCGTATCCAGTTTTATCAACGGATACGCAATCCGGGTTGAACTTGTCTTTTTCCGGCATGTTATCATTGATTTTCAGGCATGCGTTGTGACTGATGATAAGGCCGGTATACATCATTTTCCCGGTTTTGGTTTCGTTCATGAGAATCCAGAAGTCTGCCTCGTTGAGGTAGGGCCGTTCCTGAATGGCCTTTATGGCTTTGGCACGGCTGGCAAGGTATTTTGCACTCTGGATAACGGGGATATCTTGACGGGATTTAAGAGAATACTCTGTCTTTTTTTCGTTAAACATCAGATTGCTTCTCCTTCCGGGTCGGGGGTGGTGAGGTGGATGCGATAGCAGCTGGGAGGCGGCGGGGTGGTGCAGGGCTTTCGGGTTTTTAGATCATAGAAGTAGACCGGAATGCCGTCTGCCAAAAAATAAGTGCTGTTCAGGCCGTATTCATGTTTTGCGAAAAGCGGTACAAATGCGCCGATGCTCTCGGAATAGATGCGGCGGGCAGCCTGCACGGCGTTGAAATAACAAGCGCTGATGCCCTTCCCAGTGGGGATGAACTCGGCAAGATGCCGACCCTTTAAAAGTGCGTGCGCCTGTTTCAGGGCGCTGATGTCGTCAATGGTCATTTTAGTAATCCTCCAAACAGCGGGAATCTTCCCACGGGTTGTCCTCTTGGACATCCTCACCGGGGAAGTCGCCGGGGTTATAACACATATCACAGCCGATGATTTCCGTTCCAATCAGGTAAATTGCTTCGCATTCCTCGCCGCATACAGGGCAGCGGGGGCGGCGGGGTTCGTCAGGCGGGAAGGGGTTATCTTGATGGCCCCAAAAGCTAGTCATTTGTCGGCCTCCTGATTTTCTTCCTCATCAGAAAAATGCAGCTCCATCAAGTCGGCAATCGCAAGGTACTCTTTGGCGTATTTGCTGTCGCCGTGAGTTTTCTTGACGATCTCACGGAACTTCGCCAAATCACCATAAAAGCAACCACACTGTACGCGGAGAATTTTATCCTTGCATCGGAAAAATGTGGTCGCGCGGAAACATCGACCAAAGCCTGTAACGACGGAAAAGTCTGCATCGCCGGAGACCAGCGCATCGCCGGAGACCCGCGCATTGCCGGAGACCCAGGCATTGCCGGAGACCCAGGCATTGTCGGAAACCTGCGCATTGCCGGAGACCCAGGCATTGCCGGAGACCCAGGCATTGTCGGAAACCTGCGCATTGCCGGAGACCAGCGCATCGCCGGAGACCAGCGCATCGCCGGAGACCCGCGCATTGCCGGAGACCCAGGCATTGCCATTGTTGGAGAGGTTTTCTTCTTTTTCAACAAAACCTCCCAGTTCGCCAGCGCTTACGTCGCCAAAAGAGACGAGAGCCTTAATACGGAACAGCTTCTTCCCGAAAACGTTCGTTACAAATTCGGAAATAAGTTCAAATTTCTTCATGGCGGGATGCCTCCTTAAAATACAGTCCGCACAGCAGATTCAGCGCCAGCAGGGCGGCGATGGTGGTGGGGATGTTGAGAGAACCGAGCGCAGCCAGCAGCAGCACCAAATCTGCGGTGATTGCCAGCTTGACGGCGGCACGGGGAAGTGATAGAATACAGTTAGAGCTTTTTGCGATGCTCTGTTTTTTTGCCGTTTCGGTGGTGGTGCACCGGGGCGGCGTTTTTGTTTTGGTCATCATTCTTTGATTTCCTCCCATTCAAAGCGGCCCTTGCCGCTGTTTCTCCACTGCCCAAGACCGCGCTTTGCGCCGTAGTCGAGGCACTCACGAACCATGTCTTCAAGCTTAGGGTCGAGACATTCGATTTCAAATTCTGCTGTTGCACCTGCGGGAACGCTCTCCGACTTTGCGATGCTGACGCGTTCGCCCATCGGAGTTTGCGCCCGCAGGGGGCGCTCGCAAAAATCAACCTTCATGCCGTGCAGGTCGTAGGGAATCTCGCGCGGGGTTACGAAGATGAGTCCATCAATAGCCTGCTTGTACGCCTTGATGGATGCGCAAGCCTTGCCGCCTGCATAGCCAGCCTTGCCAGATTTGGCAAGCATTTTGCAGCTGTCCTTGAACATGCCTTTTACCTGATAGTCGTACAGGAACGGTGTGCCGTCAGCGGTTTTGGGGAATACCGTAATGCGGTCTTCGGCGTTCTGGGCCTTGATATTGTCCACTTCTTCGGTGGTGAGGTCGCTGGTAGGTGCCTTACTGGCAATGTAAGTTGCGAGAAGTTCTTCATTACTTGGGGAAGAACCGAGAACTTCTTCCAAAAGGGTGATTTTTACTTTCATGGTGGTTGTCTCCTTTTTAAATAAAATCGGTTGCTTTTCGGCGCCTTTGCGTCGCAATGCAATGCTATGCCTATGCCAAGCAACGTCGTGCCATTCCATGCCGTCGCGTCGCAATGCAATGCCTTCGCGTCGCATTGCAGCACCCTGCCTCTGCCTTGCGCAGCTATTCCGAGCTATGCCTTTGCTGTGCTATGTACTTCCATTGCAATGCATAGCAATTCCTTATCATTGCCTTGCACATCTATGCCGATGCGACGGTTTGCGTAACGCCGCGCCGCGGGGAGGCGCATAGCCTCTGCGAAACGACGCGCAGCTGCGCTTGGCCCCTGCTTATCGTTGCCATGCCGCTGCCACGCAACGCCGAGCAAATCCATAGCTAAACAAGGATTGCACGGAGTTCTGCAAGCACGTTGTCGATGTGCTCTTCACGGGTAGGCATAGCGGCAGAAGATTTGCGCACATCCGCCACCGGGTAATACGTTGCAAATTCGTCAAGCGTGATGCCCAGTGCGGCGCATGCTTTTCCAACCTCTGGCCAGCGCCAATCATTGGCGCCGTTAATGCGGTTTGACATCTGCGTTTTAGACAAGCCGCAGACATCTGCAAGGCGTTGTTTGTTGTAGCCCTTGCTTTTGATAAGAGCCGTAAAAGCAAGGTTTGTCATGGTGGTTACTCCTTTCTTTCTGCAATTAGTTCACTTACAGCCGCTTCCATCTTCTTCTGAATGTCAGGCGGTTTGCGCTTGCTGTTCAGAATCAAACAGATATAAGGCTTGCCGTAACCGAGCTTTTTTGCTACATCTTCATAAGAAATGTCGTTGTTGTGCATTTTCCCAATCAAACGGCCAGTCCACGCTTCGGGCATTTTTTCACCTCCCTTAGTAAAAATTAGAAGTAAACAAAATTGACTGCCGCGACACAATATGCTATAATCTGAACTGCCAGAGTAAGGCAGAAAGGAAGGTGGTCGTCCCTTGACCAAACTTTTGAGTATGCCAGTTCCAGACTAAAGAGATTGCGTAACGCGCTATGGCTTAAACGGCTGCCCCAAAGCTGCCAAAGGTTACGGCAAGTCCACAGAATTGCAAGTTCGTTTTGCAAGCAGCGGATGCGCATTGCACAAAGGACCGTGTACTTGCCCGCTCACATTGAGCGGTTCCGTTGCTGCAAACTTGTTCTGGTAAAAAACTTTGGGGAAAATCCGTCTGCTAACGAACAGCAGGCGGATTTTTTTGCTGTCGCGGCAGTAATTATGGTTGCAAAAGTTTACAAAGTATGCTATATTGTAGTTGTCAGATACATAAAAGCATTAGGCGCGGGCAAGAGGTTGCCGGGGCTTTGTTTGTTGCAAACTTTTTAAACCATGATTATAGTATACAGCAAACTTTTTAAACCGTCAACCCTCCTGTGCGAACTTTTTGAACTTTAGCATTTTGCACAAATTGGAGGTATTGTTTTAGTGTTTTACGACAAGTTTGTAAACCTTTGTGCTTCCATTGGGAAAAAGCCTACACCGGTAGCTCAAGAATTAGGGATTAGCAAAGGTACAGTTGCGAGTTGGAAAAGGAGAGGAAATGACCCAACTGACGCATATTTGGCAAAGATTGCAAATTACTTTGGTGTATCTGTTGACGAATTGCGCGGGGATACCGAAAACGAAAAAAAGCCCACCGCACAAGGCGATGGGCTAATATCTGGTTTGCCGCAAGATGTACAAAAAATTATTTTTCTTTGCCAAGAGAACCCTCAGCTTGCAAGCGCTCTATTAAATCTTGCGCAGCAGTTACAAAATCGGTCATCTGGTCAGGCGTAAAGGTTGAAACGATTTCAATAAGCTTTTCTGTGTCCGTCATTGCTGATTCCTCCCAAAAAATGTAAAGGTGGTTCTATTATGTCTAAAAAGCAAATCGTACGATGGGTAATTGCTGTTTTGTGCATTTTGTTTGTTCCTGTATGCGGCAGCCCAATTTCCGTTGTTTTACTTCTTGGCGCGGCAATCACCGTCGCGCCTGTCGAAGCAATTCAGCAGCACTTAAAAAAGCCATTAAACATTATTATCCCTGTAGTTTTCTTTGTAGCCGCTGTAATGGCCGCACCCAATACAACAAGCCAAAAAACTGAAGAGCCTGCGCCAACAGCAACGCCAGAAGCAACCGCTACCCCAGAGCCTACGCCGGAAATCACCGCAACGCCAGAGCCTACCGAAGAGCCATTACAGGAAAGCAGCGATAGCACCGATAACAGCGACATGAAGTTTTTTGCCGCAATTGTTGAGTATGCTGCTTCTCAGTCTTACGCAGAGGATAAATACAAAGTTGAATATGATGATAGCGGCATAACCCTTTCTGTGTGGGGTGACAACCTTGCAATGGGGGCAGCGCTTGCGTCCTCTGGTGATGAAAACGCAAAGCAAGAATGGGAATCCAACGTTGTTGACCCCTTTGTTGAATTAAACAAACAGCTTGTAGAACAGGCAAAACAAAATGGGTTAGACGATGCCGTTATTATGACCAATGTTCTTAATGATGCAAATTTGGACAACACATTACTTAGTGTTCTTAACGGAGCCGTTATTTATGACTGTGTAAGCGATTCGTAAACCGCTGATTGTATTTTACACAACTTGCAGTTGTATTTCAGCAGTTTCACAAAAATACTTGTTTGTCAAGTCTTTATAATCCGCTTTTTCGGTCTTCTGCGCCCGTGTCTTGGTGGAGCATCCAAATCAGGCAGTTTCTTCATGGTCTGCTTCCCTCCTTGCACGGTCTTGCAGCACAGCACGGTACAGGGCTTCAATGGTTGCCGCATTACGGTTTTGGTAATTCTTTAAACGTTCCACGTTATTCATTGTTGATTCCTCCTGTGTTTTCTGACTACAGTAAGAATCTTAACATGTTTTTTATACCATAGCTTCCATTTATTCCCATGACATTTTTTGAAGAAATATTTCTTTATATTTTCTTGATTGCTACGGTAGAAAAATTTTACCGCATTTGAAGTGCAAAACATGTAAAAATTTGAGGGTGATGAAATGGAAAGTAGAGCTGATTTCCGAGAACGTGAAGGACTTATTCTTTCGCAGTGCCGGTTGGAATCCGGGCTTTCGCAAGAATATGTAGCCAGGCAGATGGATGTGAACATCCGCACGGTGCGCAACTGGGAAGATGGGCTTTCCCCTATTCGAAACGATGATTTGTTGATGTGGTTCACCGTCTGCAAACAATCCCCCTGGCGCTGGCTGCAGCGAATCTGGATGCCGTCTGCATTCAGCGATACTGATACGCCAAACTGGACGGACGAGCAGGTAGACAAGGCACTTTCTGATTATATCGCCCAGATGCCGAGCCTGTACAAGCGCCGCCTGCTGTATATCCTTTGTGGGGCGCACGGGAGCGATTGGGCAGGCCAAATAGATTTGCTGTGTGCTAACGCGCATACATCCATGCAAAGCCGTGTACGCGTCTGCCAGGCCGTAATACAGAACTACCGAATAGATACCGTAACTGGGGATGACCCATGCCCGGAAAGCATCAAGCCGGACTTTGACCGCCTGCAAATATGCCTGCAAGCCGGAGAAGCTGCCGTTCTGGCAGGTGACGGCGAATATAACGCAAGGGAAAAATAGAAAATCCCCTGCCGGTGGTGCCACACCAGCAAGGGATAAAGAGCCGTCAACACAAAAAAGTTGACGGCATTATTATAGCACATACAAAAAGGAGCCGCAATATGAAAAGGACAAATACCGCAAAATGGATTGAAAGCGCCGGGCGTTGGCAAATCAATGTGCAGAAGAACGGCGTGCGCAAGACGTTTACCAGCGCCAAGCCGGGCCGCACAGGCCAGAGGGAAGCTAACAAAAAAGCAGATGAATGGCTTGACATAGGCGTAAAGACGGAACGCATTAAGGTTTCTGACGCATGGGAACAGCTGCTACAGCAGAAAAAACTTGTGTCTGATGCAGAATACAAAAACATGGCATCGTTCGGTCGCTCTCATTTGCTGCCAGCCATCGGGATCAAGTCGATAAAAACCGTTACGGAACAGGATTTCCAAAAAATTATAGATTATGCGTTTCGCCATCCACAGGGGAACAGCAAAGAGCCCTTATCCAAAAAGACGTTACAGAACTATGCCAGCTACTGCAAGCAGTTTGTGAATTTTTGCCGAAAATCAAAATGGACAACGCTTGAGCTTGAGGAGTTACAGATTCCGGCAGCATCCAGAAAAAAAGGAAAGAACGTGCTGACAGTTGAAGCGCTGAACACGCTGTTAAAAGTAGATACGACCATCATGCGCGGAAAATCTGTGCATGATGAATACATTAATTATTATAGGTTCCAAGTGCTAACAGGCATGCGCCCCGGTGAAATGCGGGGGCTGCGATGGGAAGACGTTGACGGGAATCTGTGCAGACTGAAGCAGGCAATCAATGCGCACGGTCAAATCACGCAGGGAAAAAACGAAAACGCATTGCGCACGGTAGTGCTATCCAGACGCGCAGTGGACGTGCTAGAAGCTCAGAAAGCCGTGACTGGAAAGCAGGAGTACATCTTCCCCATGGCATCCATGCACACCTACTACCACCGCTGGCAGCGCTATCAGCGCTCTAATCACATGCCGGAGCTGAGCCTTTACGAACTGCGCCACACGTTTGTGAGTATCGCAAAGGAGTTGCCGACTGGCGAATTAAAGCAGCTAGTCGGGCATAGCGAGGATATGGACACATACGGCACATACTCTCACTACATCGCTGGAGATGACGAACGGACAGCACAAAACCTACAAGAAATCTTTGATAGATTGGTGGACTAAAAAGTACACACTAAAAGTACACACTTTTTTTCTTAAATGTATGAAATAATAGAAAAAGTATGTGATAGAGCAAAAAATATAGCAATATACCGCTATATTTTTAATCACTAAAAGCATTGTGTATAGTTCGAGTCCTGTCACCTCGACCA